GGCTTGTTTGTACATGTTTTCCCATGACGAATAATCAACGCCATACAACCGACACGCGGATTCAAAATCGTAGAAATCCATTTCATCCGAAAGAAAGTTGTACCAATCCGTCTTTTGCCGTTCTGTCAATGTCTCAAATGGCACATGATATTCAATCTTTCCATCGTCATCAACGGATGGCATCTTGATTTTCAACCCGTCTTTCAAATTCCCGTTCTTGAAGTTGTCCCGGATGAAGTAGGGGGTTGATCCCCAATTTTCTTGCGCGTCCACATGGTCGGCGACCCATTCCTTGAAGCCATCGGGAACGTCTGTCACCTCGTTCTTGGCGGCTTGCTTCTGATATTCCTTGCCGTGCAAGGCGGTTTTCAGTTCTGCAAGTTCGTTTTGGTCGAATGTTTCTTCATCCATAAGGATGGGGATTGCGTGACACATACATTGCGGATGCCACCCGGTGAACTTGAATGTCTTGGGATAGCGACCGACAAGGCGTTCACACAAATCACACTTGCATTTCGGTTCATGGTTGGAACGCCGGACTTCAAAGCCGACAACGAAATCAAGGGATTGCCAACGCGCCCAATCACTTTCACGATATGCCATGTTGATTTCGGTTCTTGTCAGTCTTTGGGCGTTCTTCACGCTCGACCGATAGACACCTTGCCCCGGATGGTATGCTTGCGCCGCCTTGGAAAGATGAAGATTCCCGCGCTTGTCCCGGACACGCCGGAAAAGGCGGTTCGGTTCGCGCAAGTTCTGCTTGACATCCCGCGCCAATTGTTGTGCGCTCCGCCCCTCTCCAAGTCCGACATCAAGGGCGGATTCCAATTGCACCTTGTATTGCCCAATCGTTCGCCATACACGTTGCGAAAGGTTCATGCCGTCAACCTTGCGGCCTTGGAATGAGGAAAGGGCATCAAGGTTTCGGTCTTGCATCTTGCGCAATTGGGCTTTCGGCAACTTGGATGTGTCGAAGATTGACTTGATGAAGCCGTCATTCTTCTTGCAAGCAAACAACCATTGGTTGCGTGACCCTTGTTCGATGACGGCTTGAACCTTGGCCGCAAGTTGTTCGCCGACCTTTTGAACAAGGCCGTTCAATGCCGGATAATCAGCAAAGGAAAACGGAACGTCCGGGTTGTATGTCCCTTTTGCCGCCGCCTTGGTGATTTCAACGGTCGCCCGGTCGAATAGTTCATCAACCAACCGGGCATATTGTTCGGTTGTCTGATAATGGGTCGTGTCAAACCCTTGGATTGAAAACCTTGTCGCCTTGTATCGCTTTGCCATCTTCAATGTTTTTGTTCAAAGTGTTCGCATGTGTCGTGTCGCAAGAACTTCGCCGTCTTGTGGAACGGACACCAACACATGAAAAATTCGCCGTATATATCTTTTTCGATTCGGTTGTCCGAATGCTTGCAGTCCTTGCACAAACCCGTTTCTTTTGGCCGTGACTGCTTTTTCTGCTGCTTGGTAGATACTTTCCTTGTTGCCATCATTCAAAGCCCTTGGCGGTCACGAATTGCCCCTTTTTGATACGTTCGTATGTGTCCGGCTTGACTTGACAAGGGGTCACGCCCAAGGAATCGGCCACATAGACAACCCATTTTGCCCGGACATGCTGCACTTGGTTCATGTGCAACACGGGGTTGTAATGGATGGTGTTGTGTTCCGGGACATACTTCTTGCCTACAACATACCCGGACACGGGGCGTTGCTCACATGAAGCAAGCAACAATCCCATGACCATGTGTATTGCGATGACAAACAGAACTAAAAGAACCGTCTTTTTCATTCGTCACCCTCCTTTCCGCCGCGCTTGTCATCATCATCGTCATCAATGATGGGTTCGCCGATGGTGAATGAGTTTTCGCGGTCTGATTGTTCACGCAACTTCTGCATCGTCTGTTCGGGGTTCTTGCTGATTCCCACCGATGCAACGGATTCTTCTTGCGAAATGACGGGCTTGTTGCCGTTGGCGGTCAACCAATAGTTCAATTCGTCAATCTCGCTTGTCAGCATGTAGGGGATGATTTCGGGTTCGATGTCAAGTTCATCGGCATCGGCTTCAAGTTTGGTGTTCATGTAGCCAATCCACGCCTTGACAACATTCGCCCGGCGTTGTAGGTAGTCATCGAAGATTTCCCGCTTGTCCTGCACTTTCAAATGGGCATCCATGAAAAGCAACTTCAAGGCAAGGCCGGAAATCGCGCCAAGCCCCTTGACGGCATCGAAAGAAATGTCCGGGGTCTGTGTGATGGTGTATATCAGTTTCAAAAGGGTCTCGATTTCCAACTTGACCGATTCCGGGGCTTGCTGCCAAGATACATATTGCATCGTTGCACCATCTTCGCCCTCGATGACCGCGCCGGATTCGCCTTTCTTCGCCCATCCCTTGATTTCGCCCGTTGTGAATATCTTCGGGCTTGCGTGATAGTCGTTCGTATCGGCAAAGTTGGAAAGCAACTTTTCAAGGCGGTCAACCAACTTGTCAATATCTTCACACTCAAAATGATCTTGATGGCCGAACACAACGGGAATCTTGCCGATTTCTATCTTCTTGGGGAATCCCTCAACGACTTCATACCCGTTCTTGCCGTTCAACCAAAGCCAATGTTCTTCGTCCGTCCACGTCTCAAAGTAGTCATAGCGGTTATTTTCCCCGTCAACATGGGCGAACGATCGGGAAAAGGCCACCATGTCGCCGGATTCGTCAAAGTAGGGATAAAGGACATCGCCGTTCTTTGGCGAAAACACGACACAACGCAACTTGAACGGCGTTTCAAAGCCATATTTCTTGTGCTTGCGCTTCTGCTCCGATGGAAACCAATATTCGGCGGCATCCTTGTAACTGAATATCGAACGGGCAATCTTTCGGTTCAAGGAATTGCACTTCACATCGGACATGATGCGGTTGAACGCTTTCAAGACGGCTTCTTGCCCCTCGTTCTCCGGGGCGGCGTTGTATGTCGGCGGGTTGCCGAAACAGAACGACACGGCGCGATTGATGATAAGTTTCTGAATGGCAACGGCGACACGGGCGACTTTCTCCGTTCTGTAATTGCCTTTGTTCTCTGATTCCCCGCCGTTCACGTCAATAATGTTCCGGGCGGATTCTGCGTTCGACATGTCATCGCCCTCGTCAATCTTGACCTTTTTGTCCGGGCGCAAGATTTCATTGTTGATGTCATGTTGTTTTGGGTCAAGTGACTTGTTGGCCGATTCAACGTCCGGCAAGTCAAGATAACGATGTGACTTCAACTTTTGGATGTAGTCACTTGCGGTTGCGGCGGATTCGCCGTTCGCGGTCTGTGGGAAAAGTTCTTGAATCTTCATTGTTATATTGATTTTGGGTTGTTTATCTTCCGAACAATCCGGCGACATCGGTTGTCCCGGCGTTCTTTCGCTTCTCGACCGTACCCGTCAATGCGTCCGGGGCATCGTCATGGTCGTTGTTGCCGACTTTCATGTAACTTGTAATGGCTTGGTAGAACTCCGGGAACAACAGATTCCAACCTTGCGGCATGAAGCAAATGTTCTGCACGTCCGCCGAATTTTGGAAGATGCGTTGTTGCTTGTTGTCCTTTTGATGGAATGCCGTGAACTTCGTCTTGTTGTTGCCAAGGATGCGGCATTCTTTTTCGACTGCATTCTTGAATAGGCGACCGCCGTTGTTGGCTTCGATGATACATTGCGCAACGCCGTGTTTTGTCAGCATGTTTGCAAGTTTCGGTTGCGTGTATTCGACCGGGCGTTGTGTGTATAGTACATCAACGATGAAGTTGCCAATCTCTGTTTCGTCATAGATAATGGCGCAAAGATAGTCCGCCCCGGTGTCGGCCACATCGACATAACACTTGCGGACACATCGCTTTGTTGCCGGGCGGATGGCATATTCGGCAAAGCCGGATTCATACATCAAGCCTTGCAACGGCTTGGGGTTCTGCATGTACTGCGTATCGAACACGAACGGATTCTTCTTTCGTAGGTCGTGCAATTCATCGATGGTCTGCTTGAACGGCCAAAGGGCTTGTTCTTCCCCTGCTTCGTCATTGTAGATGCAAGGCAACGAAAGGACTTCCCATTCGCCCGGTTCTTTGGTCATCAAGAACCCGCAAAGGTCTTGTTCGTGCAAACGCTGCATGATGATGACAATTGGCGTGTTGCGTGAATTGACGCGGTTTCGGATGGTTGTGTCGAACTTCTGATTCACCTTGTTACGAACCAAGGCGGAAAGCGCATCATCCGGCTTGATGGGGTCATCAATGATGATTGCGCCGCCGAATGTTGACCCGTCAATTTCCGGCAAGAACTCGTCAAGTGCTTCGTTCAAGTCCTTGTCGGATTCTGCGTTCTTGACTTCATCGACAAGACCCGCGCCGAATCCCGTGACTTGCCCGGCGGATGATACGGCATAAAGCCCGCCGCCCTGCTTGGTGAACCATTTCTTCGTGTTCGGCGATGTCGGCTTTGCGTCAAACAGACGTTGAAATTCCGGGTCGCGCATGATTTCTTGAACGCCCCGTGAATTGTCCCTTGCAAGATCATCGGAATATGAAAGGTGAATGAACTTGGCCTTGGGGTTCAATGCAAGGCCGTTGGCGATGAAGTTCTTGACGGCTTGTTCTGTCTTTCCGTATCGCGGGGCGATGTTGATGATTAGTTTCTTCGTTTCCCCGGAAAAGACCTTGTTCAATGCGTCCGCAATCATACGATGATGCCGTCCGACCACAAACTTTCGATGGAAACGCGATTTGAAGAAATATCGCGTGAAGTTTAGGGAATCGGACAAACACCATGTTTTCAAAAGGTCGATGTCGCGGACTTGGTTGTTCATTTAGACTTCATCTTCAAGTTGTTTCATAAACTCCTTGGCCTCTTTCTTGGTCAAGATGCGGGCGGGCTTGACAAGCGGTTCGCCATTTGCACCCGTCAACTCTGCGTTTTGGCGGTTCTTCCAATGGTCGGGGTCGCCGTTGGTCAACACAAAGATGATTGCGCCCGTGTCCGGGGCAATGTGCTTCGTTGTGGTGATTTGCTCCTTGATTTTCGGAATTGGTGTCTTGCCGTCCGCTTCCATCTTGCCGGATGGAATTGTCGTGACCTTGGTTTCCTTTGCGTCATAACCCTTGATTTTCTTCAACAAGGATTTCTTTGCTTCCAAGACGAACATTTCCATTCGCTCGTTCGCGGCATCTTCAAGGGCTTGCGCAAACTCCGGGTGGTTGTCCCGCCAATCATAGAACGCTTGCCGTGAAATGCCGACCTTGGCGCATATCTCGCCAATGGTGAACGTGTCGGTTTTCACGAACTCGATGATGCGTTCAACGGTTCTTTTGTTGTACTTTGCCACTTTTGCCATTTTTAATTTTGTCAAGTTTGTAATGCAAGTGCAATGCAAGTGCATCGTCACTCTTTCAATTCACACTTGAATCCCCGGTCTTGCAGTTCGGAAAAAAGCAAGGACAACTTCGTCACGTCCCCGCATTCGACAATCAACCGGGTTGAAATCACTTTCTTTCCGCCCTGCTTTTCCTCTCCATCGCCATCATTCCCGGATTCCGTGTTCACGCCCCAATCGGACGGGTCGAAATCAAACTTTTGGGCTTCCTGCATGATTAGGTCGGTGTTGAACTTCAAGTTCGCGTCCGATGTCGCGTTGTCAGCAAGTGCCATTTCGCGGCCTTGGGCTGAATCAAGGTCAATGTCCGTTCGCTTGACGGCGACAAGTTTTGTGCCGTCTGTCTCAACGATGATGACATCATCAAGGCCGACATTGACGCAATTCTCCGTTGTCTTGTTTCCGGCGATGATTCGGTTGTTCTTATCAAGTAGGATGGAACGACCCGCGCCGAACTTGCGCAAGGATTCTTCAATCAAGTGTTGGCCGTACTCCGTTCCCTCGTTGAAGTTCTTATCATCCGGGATAAGTTGTTCGATGCTTGTTTCAATAATCTTTGCCATGTCAGTTCTGCAATTTTTCGCCGATGAACGCAAACACTTTTCCGAACCAATTCTTGATTCGTGTTGTCACCGGGGGTTGTTCAAATACTCGTTCGGCTGCAAGGAACACGGGCGGTTGTGTCTTGCCGGACATAACGCCAAGCCAAATGTCTTGCCCGAACAAAACCTTGACGCGCTCCCAAGGTGACAAGTGCCACTTGGAAACACATTGTTTGCCATCGCTCCAAACGTGAAGTGACGCGCATTCTTCATCGGTCATTGTGCCGGGTTTCTGCAATACCTTTGTGGATTGCGGGAAATCAACAGGTTTCATGTTGTTCGTAATTACGTTTTGAAATCGGGTGCAAAGTTAAGGGATGTATCACAATGATACACCCCTTTGACCCAAAAAGATACGAACAAGTTTTCAACAAATCACAATCCCGGCTTTCTCACTTTGATGCGGATTGGTAGGGCTGCATAGTGCCACGCAAGCAATATCGCGTCCCGTTCATCTTGGTTTGTCCGCTTCGTGATTCCCGTGAAGTAGGCAAGTTCTTCGTGTGTTATCTTGCCATCCTTTCCACGCCAATGTTTGACCAATGGGACGTGTTCGACAACACGGATGCCAAGGAACTTGCAGATCTCGACGATCTTGTGACCCGTTTCGTGATTCCTGCCAACGTCATAACCCTTGCGGGCTGCTTGCGACTTGGAATCATTCAACATCAAGTGCCAATTGCTCTTGTTCATCCATCCGGCTTCGACAACGACAACCATTGTTCCCGTGTCTGCCAAGGATTCCTTTGTCGCCCGGATTGTTTCAAGCACATGCGGGAAATCCATCGCCCCGAACGTCAAGTCCCTTGTCTTTGGCTGCAATGAGCAAACGCCGGACTTCGTGACATCCGGGTCAATGGCGATGATGACATCCGGCTTTCTCAAATCGGGCATTTCAATCATTGTCCTTGTGCTTTAAGAAGTGAAGCAACCTTGCAGCCGGGCGAATCTTCTTGAACGTCTTGACCGTATGCCAAAAGATGAACCCCCGGACTTGTACGACATAGCGTGTGACAAAGTTCGGTTCGTGATACGGGCTTGTTATTTCATCCGTGAAAGAACGGTCGTTCGTATCAAACACGACCTTTCGGACTCTGTAATCTTCACACATAGGCGTTGAGTTTAGAACGGACGGTCATCGTTGGTTTCCTCTTTCTTCGTTCCGCACAACTGAATTTCAGTCACGCGGACATCACATGTTGCACGGGTCACATGGTTGTTGTTATCCGGATATGTGCGTAACTTGCCATTTCCGCGAACGAACACTTGCTTTCCGGCTTTCAGATATTGCAGCAATCCGCCGCCATCGCCGTTCAAGGTACAACCGAACCATGTTGTTTCCTCTCGTTCGACACCTTGGTTGTCTTTCCATTTCTCTGAATGTGCCACGCTGAATGACACAAACTTGCTTCCGTTGTAGTCAACGACCTTTGCGTCTTGACCAATGTTTCCGATGATTTCAACTTTGAACATAATTGTTTTGTTTTAAAGGGTTATTTATTCAATGACTTCATGCCATTTTTCTTTCGCTTCATCGCCTTTCCATTCGGCGACAAGAACCTTGTCTTTGTATTTCTTCAAGGTCTTTTCGTGTCCGTTGTAGTAGTATTCAATCAGACACGTTCCGTTGTTGTACTCACATTTTGCTTTCATCTTCGTCTTTTTTGATGCAAGTGCATTGCAAATGGATTGCAAATGCAATGCAAGTGCATCGTTTTTGAATCAATATTTCTTTCCGTGCCTTTCCGGGCGACCCTGGTTGAATCTCATTTTCTGTTTGACGTGCCATTCCAGGTTGATTCCGTTGCACTTCGCCCATCCGACCAGGTAGTCAAGCCCGAATTGGATTCGCTTTTCAACGGCGATTTGCCCTTTTGATAGTCCCTTGATAAGACCAAAGGCGTTTTCGGTCATGCTGAATCGTTCGAACGCCCGGTGATAGCGACACGGCAACATCTTGTCGAAATCAACTTTCAATTCCCCGGCAAGGTCGCAAAGGCGGATGAATGTGTCGGCAAATTCATCTTCGATGGTGTCCTTGATGTGTGCCTTGAAGCCATCTTCAAACGCCCTTGGTGAAAACTTCAAGAACAAAGGAACGTTGGCGTGTCTGTCCTTGCGGTCGGCTTCGATGATTTCCGCAATCTCTGTGCATACAAGCATCAAGAAGTGTTCGTTTGAATACTTGGTTTTCCAAAAGCCGTGATTGACGGCGGTTTCATGTGCTTGTTTCGAATATTCGTTGTAATTCATATCGCTTATTTGTTGTTTGGTTTGAAAATGTTATAATCAGAATCGACAACGCCGGGATATTTGGCGACAAACCATTCTTTCACGCAATTCAAATGCTTGTAGATGCTTTCCTTGAAATAGACCTTGGCGCGATAGTTCACGACCATTCCGGCGACTTCATAAACAAATTTTTCAAGTTCAACCGGATTCACCTTGTTCTTTGCCCCGGACATCAATCCGACTTTGTAAAGGTCGCAACAACCGCGCGTTTCCCATATCATTTTCCAGGATGATTCAAGGTTAACGATTGGTTCAACGGATGCGAATGTCTTTATCCCAAGGCATTTCAATCTTGTCATCGCCGCAATTCGTTCCTTGTTGCTTGCCGCCCCTGGTTCAAGTTCGTCATGTCCGGTCAACGTGAATCCAACCGCAAGAAGTTCGCTTCGTTGTCCGGTGCATAATTCTTTCGCTTCCTTGGTGTTTGTCCACTCCGTGCATTTCGTAAGGATGGAAACCGGGACATCAAGCGACATCGCGAATTTGGCACATTGATATGTTGCATTCCAGGTTTCCGGCAAACACGGGTCAGTTGAGAATGAAAAGAACACGCCGCCGTTGTCACGGACTGCATCAAGGTTGCCGACCAATTCATCCTTGAACGTGTCGATTGCGTGTTCAACGTCTTTCAATCCGGCTTTCAGTTGCGGCGCGGATTGCCCCATCGCTTTTGCAAGGATGCCTTTCTTGCAATAGCAATATTCACACATGTTGGAACATCCAACAAACAGATTTGCAGCAAATGCCGCATATTCCCCGGCTTTGCCTTTTGGGTTGTATAATACTTTTCCGTTCATAACATCGTTGTTTTATAGTAACACACTTTTGGATAAAAATCAATGCTTTTGTTCCTGGGAACGCTTCAATTCCCGGCTTTGCCACTCTGCAAATACGGCATCGGCAATGTCGCAAGCATCCGCCGCAATGCGATTGTCTGACTTGTTGCGTTCAACAACCGCCGGGATTGCCGCAATAATGATTTTGAATCGGCATTCCTTTTCGAAGTTGCGTTGAAGTGCTTCAATTAAAGGCGTTTCGATTCGTTGCTTCGATTCATCAATCAATTCCACTTCATCCGGCGACAATTCAACCGGATTGCCCCAAGAATCGCATTGTTCCAGGGTGATTTTTGCATATTCGGCGACATTCACGATTTCGCCCGTTTTCTTGATTCTTGCTTTCATTTCTTCGTTTTTTAATTCAGATACTTGTCAAACAATCCGGCTTCATACAAAAGCCACCATGTAATAATAAAACTTATCAATTCAACCCATGCGTTGTATTCGCCTTTGGATTCACCATGCTTTCCGATTGAAATACCAAGCGACAAAACAGAAAGAAAGATAATAACTATTAAAGCCCACATATTATTTATTATTTGTTGTTTTATTTAATATACTTTGTACTTTTTCCGCAAGCCCCCGGAAATAAGGGTTGTACTTGACTTCATCTTCGTACTTGTTGAGCAAGTGAAGCATTGAAGAATGGTCACGATGGACGTATTTTGCAATTTCCGTCAACTTCATCTTGTGTTTCCGGCAATGGAACACGAACAACATGCGGGCAAAGAACCCGTCACGCTTCCTGGACTTGGTGACGTATTGTTCGAAACGCATTCCGGTCGCTTCCTGGATTGCCGACTTGATACGCATGACCGTTCGGGATGTCTGCATCACTTCCGATTGATACAAGACGAACTTGTTTTTGCGATTCGCGTCAACAAATTCGTGATACGCGCTTTCGTCACTCTGCCAATCATTCAACAAGAAGATGCCATCGAAGTTGTCCATGTTCCGGTACAAACTGAATGTTCCAAGGTTTCTTTCTGTTGACATTCCGCCGTCAAACGGTGTCACGGATTCGAAATTGCCGATTTCGTCAAGCAATTCTTTGGCATTGTTGAATTTTTCAATTGCCATCTTCTTTTCGGCGGGGTTGGTTACATCACCGATTTTTCCCGAAATGTAAATCTTCATCACTTTTGGCATTGTTGTTGTTCATACAAAAATTTGTTCACGAAATATATTTGTCCCTTGCCCGTGACCTTGGTCGTTGTGCGAACAATTGTCCGGTGCGCGGTCTGAATGGTCGTTTTCTTGATTTCGAACAAACCCATTTCGATTGCCCTTTGTGTCGGTTGGTTGTAGGATTCGCCAACCGTGCAAAGATACTGATTATCACGCAACCATTGGAAAAGGCGGATTTCTCCGATGTTGACCCCGTTTTGGCAAATAATCTTGGCAAGTTCGCCAATCAAGATTGATGTTTCCGCCGTTTCGACCGCCTGGGAAAACAATACACGCGGCGCGGATTCCTCAATCTGTTTGTCCTTTGCTTCAAGAAGTCGTTGTTGTTCCTCGATTTGTTCTTGTTGCGTTGCAGCCAGGCGCAAGGCTTCCGCGAACGTTGCCGGGATTGCCTGGTGTGCCTGGGTGACATTCTTGATGGTTTCTTCCATCTTGTCAAATTGTTCGATGAATGCAACCTTGAATTGAAGTGCCTTTTCGCCCGTCAAGGACATTGCAAGAAGCGAAAAGCCGTCACGGTTCATCACGAACATTGGTTGTTGTTGTCCCCTGGAATCTGTGTACCTGGTTTCATAGAACCATTTTGTCGCGGCTGAATTTTGAGCCGCCAAATTCCGGATTGACTTCAAGACATTCTTGTGTTGCTTGTCGAACACTCCCGCAACCTTGACCGAATCGGTCACGGGCGTTCCTTTCTCGGTCTTATAGACCACGTTTTGAATAATATCGTTTGCCATTGGATAGATAATTTTAATTAGATAATATTATTCCGTTACATCTTCCGGCGGTCTTTGCCCCGGATTTCAAATTAGTTGCACATTGCGGA